TTGTTCCTCTCTTTGAGGAGTGGATGTGGACTCTTACTCCGTGGTCGTGCAATTCCAATACGAGTGGTGCTCGTTATGTGAGGGGTGGCGGTGGTATCAGCAACGGCTATGTCACCGGTAGTAACGGAGTCGCCCCAGCTTGTATGTTCGCATCTGAGAATCTTAAATTGCACCGTCAGGTGCAGCTCGTAGGAGCTGACGAAGATGAATAAGTCTTCAAATAAAGCTCTCGGAAACAACTTTGAATCTGAGTTCTGTGAGATGCTCTCAGCAGAGGGTTTTTGGGTACATAATTTACAGCAAAATTCAGCAGGTCAACCTGCGGATGTAATTGCCGTAAAGAACAGAATAGCTTATCTGATTGACTGCAAGGTGTGTTCAACAGATAAAGGACTCGACCTTAGACGTATGGAGGAGAATCAGGACTTAGCTATGACTTTATGGGAAGATTGTGGTAACGGACTTGGTTGGTTTGCAATTAAGCTTTCCTCTACTGTCTATATGATACCGCACTTTACAATCAAGGCATATCAGAACTCTCAGTCCTATCTATCACCCTCCGAAGTGTTTGAACTCGGTAGACCGTTTGAAAAGTGGGTGATGAGATGCAGGTAATAGTCAATAACTGTTTACACATCAAGAACCCTACTGACGAGATTAACGTATGGTGTAAGAACAATCTTACCATTCCTAATCCTGAGTATTCAAAGAAATTGCGTATGGGTTTTTGGACGGGTAATACTCCTCCTGTTCTCTCCCTTTACGAGACACACGGAGATACACTTATCGTTCCTTATGGAACTATCAGAGAACTTTTACCTATGTTCAACGGACATTCCGTAATTACCGACTTTATTCCACCTATTGAAATCAATTACGGAGGGAATATTCCTCTATACGATTATCAAACAGTAGCTGTAAACGAATGTATCTGTAAGAGTTACGGAATACTTCAAGCTCCTGCCGGTAGCGGTAAAACGCAAATGGGTATTGCTCTTGTTAAAGCTCTCAAACGGAGAGCATTGTGGTTAACTCATACCGTTGACTTACTTAATCAGAGTAAAGCAAGAGCAGAGAAGTATATGGATAAAGACCTTATCGGTACTATTACGGCAGGTAAAGTCAGCATCGGCAAAGGAATTACTTTTGCAACAGTACAGACAATGAGTAAGCTTGACCTCGTTAACTACCGTGATGTGTGGGACATAGTTATTGTAGACGAGTGCCACAGAGTTGCAGGTACACCTACGGCAATGACTCAATTCAGCAAAGTACTGAATAATCTCTCAGCAAGACACAAATACGGACTCTCGGCAACAGTACACCGTTCAGACGGAATGATTAAAGCTACAAAGGCTTTACTCGGAGACGTAATATACACCGTACCTGATGAAGCGGTAAAGGACAAGATTATGAGAGTAAATATAGCTCCTATCTTAACTCATACCAAAATAAGCAGAGAGTGTGTAAACACGGACGGAACTCTAAATTATACAAAGATGATTACATATCTTTGTGAAAATGAAGAAAGAAACAAAGTGATTGCAAGCGTAATCAAAATAAGACCTCAACCCTCTCTGATACTTTCAGACCGCTTAGAACACCTCAAAACTCTTATGGATAGCTTACCCTCGGAGCTTAGAGAACAGGCTGTAATGGTCAGCGGTAAGATGACAAGCAAGAGCGGTAGAGCTGAACGTGAGAACGCAATACAGCAGATGAGAGACGGAACTAAGAAATATCTCTTTGCCACGTATTCACTCGCAAAGGAGGGACTCGATATTCCCTGTCTTGAGGTGTTGTATATGACTACTCCTCAGAAAGATTATGCTGTGGTTACTCAGAGCATCGGTAGAATAGCAAGAACGGCACCGGGCAAATCAGACCCTATCTGTTATGACTTTGTAGACGATATAGGTTATCTTGTGAAGTCATACAAGAAACGCTGTGCTATCTACCGCAAAAATAACTGTAATGTTCTTGGGGGTTAAATAATGAAAAATCCTAAATGTAGTGACACAAACGGACTCAGTTTCGCACGTTTCGGTGACAGATGTGTTCTCTTAACAGATACAGTTTTCAGAGGAAACGCTTGTCCCTTTAAGAAAGAATGTGCAGAGGTTTCCAAAGGAAAGCAGTATCCGTTTGTTGAAAGAAAGGAAAAGTAATGAAAGAAATAACAGTAAATGAACTGTTCTCAGGTATCGGAGCTTTTCATAAAGCACTTGATAATTTAGGAATACCTCACAGAATTGTCGGTATCTCTGAAATAGATAAATATGCAATTAAATCTTATGAAGCTATTTTCGGTCAGACAAGGAACTACGGAGATATTTCAAAAATTGAAGCTCTTGATTATGCTGATTTATGGACTTACGGATTTCCGTGTCAGGACATATCCGTTGCAGGACAGCAAGCAGGTATTATCAAGGGTGAAACTCGTAGCGGATTGCTTTATGAGGTTCAGAGATTACTTTCGGTTTCCGCAGCTAAGAACGAATCACCTAAGTATTTGATACTTGAGAATGTTAAGAATCTCGTAGGTAAGAAATTCAAAGCAGATTTTGACCGTTGGCTCATGTGGCTTGACGAGTTAGGTTACAACAACTACTGGCAGGTACTGAACGCAAAAGATTACGGTATTCCGCAAAACAGAGAGAGAGTATTCGTAATCTCTATCCGCAAGGACATAGATAAAGGCTTTGCGTTTCCTGCTCCTATCCCTCTTGAAAAGACCATGTTTGATTACTTAGATGATGAAGTAGACGAGAAATTTTATCTCAGCGACTCCACCATTGAATATTACGAGCAACATACCAAAGACAACATAGAAAACGGACTCGGTTTCAAGTTTAGTCCGGTCGAGAGAGAGAGAGAGTAATCGCAAAAACTATCAAGACTCGCCCGGGAGACAGAATGGAAGAAAACTTCATCAGGGAGTTATTGTAGCAGACTGCGGTAGAACTCTTGTTGATGTAACGGATATTGCCTGTTGTCTTTTAGCAAGAGACTATAAAGGTTTCGGACATCAAGCTATGAACGGAGTAATCGAATATGAATTGTAAATGTGTCGGTATGCTGACAGGTAAAAAGTGGAGTAAATATCTTGACATATATAGACGAGTATATGACCCTGCTTTTTTATCTCCCACAATACATACTTGTGGGGGGGGTAATACCGAAATCAAGATAATAGCAAAGGAGAAATACACCATTAACGATACAAAAATCAAAGTAGACGGTTCGAGAATCCGTAAACTTACACCTAAAGAATGTTGGCGGTTAATGGGTTTCACGGATGAAGATTTTGAAAAAGCTGAAAAGGTAAACAGCAACACTCAGCTCTACAAACAGGCAGGAAACAGCATTGTAGTAAATGTACTTGAAGCAATTTTATCTCAGCTCTTTCCTCAGACCGAAACCGATATTCACCGCAGACAAGCTGATGAACTGCTCTCGTGGCTCGATACAATTTAGGAGTGATACATTTGAACACTTACATTTTCGACTGTGAGGTTTTTCTTTATGACTGGCTCTTTGTTTTCAAGTCGCTTGAGACAGGACTCTATACAATAATTCATAACGATAATGAAGCTATTAAACAGTTTATTGATGATGCCCCCACACTATGTGGGTTCAACAATAAACATTACGATGCTTTCATTCTCAAGGCTATTCTTGCCGATGCGACACCACAGGAAATTAAAGAGATAAACGACCTTATCATTGTAAATGGTATCAACGGTTGGGAAATCCCTCTGATAAAGGAAAACTACTCATATTTTGAGCAGTACGACCTTATGGATGATGTTCAGCAGGGAATGTCTCTTAAAGCTATTGAAGCTCATTTCTTTATGGATATTAGAGAGTCTCAGGTTGACTTTAACATTGACCGTCCTCTGACCGATGAGGAACTTGAGGAAACTATTTTCTACTGCAAACATGATGTTGATGCTACAGAAATGCTGTGGCACGAAAGACAGAATTACCTCAATACTAAAATTACTCTCGGTAAAAAGAAAGGTCTTTCAGAAAACAAATCACTTTATATGACAAACGCAAAACTCACAGCGGTTTACTTAGATGCTCAAAAAGCAGAAAAACCATATACGGATGAAAGAGAGTATGTTTACCCCGACAATATCTTGTATGAGTACATTCCCTCTGAGGTTATTGACTACTTTAACAGAATGTATGACAAAAACATACCTGATAAAGACCTTTTCGGTGAAAAGCTCGATATTGTTGTAGGCGGTTGCCCTGTAACCATAGGTTACGGAGGAATACACGGAGCAATACCGACTTACAGAGAAAAGGCAACAGACACACGCTCTATCAGAAATCAAGACGTTGCGAGTTACTATCCTCATCTTGTAACTATTGACGGTTACTGCTCACGCAACATTCCCGAACCTGTAATTTATGAGGATATGCTTGAAACTCGTATGAAAGCAAAAAAAGCAGGAGATAAGGAAACCGCAAATGCTCTCAAGCTCGTTGCGAATACCACCTACGGAGCTATGCTCAATCAATACAATGACCTTTACGACCCTCTTATGGGTAGGTCAGTATGTATCACAGGGCAGCTCAGGCTCTTAGAGCTTGCAAATCATCTGATAAGCGAATGCCCTACACTCAAGATTATTCAGCTCAATACTGACGGTATCATGATTAGTCTTGATGATGCAGACGTTGAATCTTATTTAACGATTGTTGAGGAATGGCAAGCGAGAACAGGTTTTGAGCTTGAGGAGGATTGTATAGCTGAGATAATTCAGAAAGATGTAAACAATTACATTGAAGTTCAGTTAGACGGTAGCCGAAAAATCAAGGGCGGTTTGCTCGTAAGAGGTGTAGCACCGGCAGGAGCTTTCAAAGTCAATAACAATATGACGATAGTATCTACTGCGATTATCAACAATCTTGTTGACGGTATTCCTTGTGAGGAAACAATAAACAACTGCAACGACATAAAAGAATTTATGCTCGTGGCTAAAGCATCCGGTAAATACAGTCGTTCATATCACCTTGTAAACGGACAAGAAATTGACATTCAGAAATGCAACAGAGTTTACGCAACACCTGATACACGATGCGGAACTTTATATAAGGTTCACGCTGTAACAGGTACAATCGCAAAAATTGAAAGTTTGCCTGAGCATTGCATTATTGACAACAATAATGAGCTTGATATTAGCGTTGTTGATAAGAAATGGTACATCAGACAAGCTAAGAAATACGTTAATGCTTTCCTCGGTATTAAACCACCAAAGAAAAACACAAGACGTATAAACAAAATCAAAAAAGAAATTTTACAATTATTGGAGGAATAATTATGGCAAACGCAAAAACAACCGAAAAGGTACAGACTCTCTCCGTTTACGGAAAACTTCTCAAAGCAAGAGAAATGTTCCTTGCATCAGGAGTAAGTAAATCAGGTCTTAATATGCACGCTGAATTTAAGTATTTTGAGCTTGAGGACATTGTTCCCACCGCTACAAGAATCTTTTCGGAATTAGGCTGCATATTTATTACGAGCTTTCCTGAGAACAAAGCTGTCGGCACATTCATCAACCTTGATGATGTATCACAGACAATTACAGTAGAGTTTGAGAAACGCTCAATCGCAGAACCGGCTAAGTTCCGTATGAACGAGGTACAGGGTCTCGGTGCTGAGATTACCTACATGAGACGTTATCTCTATATGTTACTGTTTGATATTGTCGAAACAGACGGTTTCGACAGCGGAGAAATCCCGGCACCTAAAGCTGAAAACAAGAAACCTGCTACACCTCAGCAGAGAGAAGAAATCAAAGAAACTCTCACCGATGCAGAGGGCAACGCTGACGAAATGCAGCTCAAAGCATTGAAAGCAGCTTGTAAAAAGCTCATGGATACAGACCCTGAGCAGGAAAACACCGTTCAGCAGATTGCTGTTAAGACTGAGGGATTTACCAAAATCTCTAAAACTGACTGCACAACACTCATCACCAAAATTTCTGAAATGCTTGAAAACTATTCAGACTATGAGGAGGTTTAATTATGGAATGGACTAATGACGGTACTATAAAAATAGTTCCTCCTAAAAATCCGAAAAAGATAACAGGAACACGTTTGGCTGCTATCCTCGGCTTAAACAAATGGTCTACACCCTTTGAAGCGTGGTGCGAAATTACACGTACATATCAGAAACCGTTTGAAGATACTATCTACACTATTGCAGGTAAAACAATCGAACCCAAACAGGCAGAGTATGTACGTAAAGCATATTTCCTTGAAAACTTTGTAACTCCCACAAGCACTTACGGAGAAGATTATTTCAAGAAAACCTACGGTGATTTTTTCCACGATGAGCCTATTTTCGGAGGTATGTGGGACTACCTCTCCTGTGATGAAAACGGAGAAGTAGATACAGTTCTTGAAATGAAAACAACCAAACGTGCGGAGGACTGGGAGAACGATGTACCGGAGTATTACGCATTACAGGCTGCCCTTTATGCTTATCTCCTCGGTGTTGACAAGGTGCTAATGGTCTGCTCTTTCCTTGAGGACAAAGACTACAAAGACCCCTCCGCTTTCGTTCCCTCACCTAAGAATACCATTATCGTACCATTCAGATTAAGTGAGCGTTATCCCAATTTCAGCAGCACAATCATCAAAGCAAAAAAATGGTGGCAGACACACGTTGTAGGTGGTGTATCTCCGAAATATGATGAAAAAGCCGATGCTGAAATTCTCAAAGAGTTAAGGACAAACACCCTTAACCCTGAGACAGACATTACAGAAGTAATCAAAGAAGCGGAGGACTTACAGAAAGAACTTGATACAGCAGCTCAGTCAATCAAGGAAAAGGAACAGCGTTTAAAAACCTTGAAAGACATCATCAAAGAACACGCAATAAAGCAGTTCAGAGACGGTGATAAAAAGGTATCAATTCACGGTAACGCTTACGACTGGACTGTAAGCTATTCAGAATCCGTAGGCATTGATAAAGATGCCCTCAAAGCTGACGGACTGCTTGATAAGTACAATACCAAAGTAACATCCATGTATAAGCTGACAAATAAAGCTGTAAAGGAGAGTTGACTATATATATCAATCCTTTTGTTGCAGGTATTTTTGCAACTATAATCGCAGAAGTAGTAATCATTATAGGCATTGCAGTATTTTCAACAATTAAATAGAAATAAGGAGGTTATCATTATGCCTAAAATCCCATTAACCGGAGGTTTCTCCATTGCACCTGAGGGTACACACGTATTCAAAATCACAAACACTGTCTACAAACCTGACTTCGGAAAACTCGAAATCACACTTGAGACAGCAAACAAGGAGAAACACCTTGAGCGTTTCTCATTCAAAAACAAAGACGGTTCAGAAAATAGCGGTGCGATTAACGCTTTCTCGTATTTTGCAAAAACCGTTCTTAACAATTTTGAGCTTGAGGAAGTTGACCCGAAAGAACTCATCGGGCATTATATCCGCTGTGAGGTTACACATGAGCAGGTTGAGTCTACCAAAAACCCGGGCAAAATGAATACATATTCAAGACTCGGAGACAAAGAACCTGCGGACGGTTTTGACGGTGTATCTGCACCTGCTAAAACAGTAGTACAAGCAGACAAAAAGCCTAAAGCATCTTCGAGCTACAACCTTGCAGACCTCTTAAACAACTAACAACAATGTTATGGGAGCTGTCAATCAGGCAGCTCCCCACGGAGGACAACCTATGAAATACGATGATATATCAGTAAACAACGGTGAACCTGTAAACTCTCAGAAATTCAAGTACGATAACGGAAAGATTAAACCTGCTCTTGTACCTACACAGATGATACGAGATGTAGCAGAGGTCAGGGAATACGGAGTTAAGAAATATAAAGACCCCGACAACTGGAAAAATGTTGAGCTTGAACGCTACATAAATGCTTTTTACAGACATTGGCTTGCTTTCATTGATGACCCTGAATCCATAGACGAGGAAAGCGGAATCAAGCATTACAAACACGCTGCTTGCAATATGGCTTTCATCTGCGAAATGTTAAAGGAGAGTTAATAATGTTTTGGCAAGGTGATGTCTTAATCGACAACAAAAATTACGTTTATGCGTGCGTATTCAGACAGTTCGGTGGATATAAAATACTCGTATGGAGAAACGGATACTATATTGACTTTGATAGTTTCAAAACATCCGATGAAGCTAAAGCATACGCAGAAAAGGCGGTGTCAAAATGAAAGCTCGTATATCAGGCTTAAACCACAGGCAGAGACAACAGGCTGATGATGTAATTGATGCTGAAATCAAAAAGCAGATTGTTGAACGTGGTAACGAATTTGGTAACGACCTTGATGCTATCGTTCTTTACGTTCTCCACACACAGTACGGTTTCGGTAAAAAACGGCTGAGAAAATTCTATGACACATTCATATCTGAATATGACAAGCTCGTTAAACATTATCAAATGCCCGGAGACGGTGTTTTTATTGCAAGATTAAAACTTAAAGAAATCGGTGTTGATGTCTCACAATGGGACAAGGAAAGGAGTAACAACAATGAAACTGAAAACAAATAACGATATTATAACATACTACATGAAAGCCGGCAACGACTGGGTTCAGGCAGAAATGCCTATTGAAAAAGCTGAGCAGATTATAGCAAACAGCAAAAATGTAACAGACAGCAACGAAAGATGTGGGGTCTGTGAGAAGTGCGTAGACGATAAGTTCTATTTCCCCTACGAACCGCCCAAATCAGGTAAATCCAAAGAACCCAAAACAGAGTAAAGGTTGATTTTATATGTTGTACGACAAAATTCCAAAAGAACTGAAAATGATACCTCGGTGGGTATGCGTATGGAACAACTCTAAAAACCCTATGCAAGCATCCGTCCGTAAAGGTGCATCAAGTACAAATCCTGCAACATGGAGCAGTTTTGACGATGCTGTTTTTGCAGTTGACAATAAAATCTATGACAATATAGGTTTTGTTTTCAATGGAGACGGTTATGTGGGAATTGACATAGATGCAGGTTTCGATGATGACGGTTTTCTTTCGGAATTAAGTATAGACATTATGGGGGCTTGCGGTTCATATACAGAGAAATCACGTAGTGGCAGAGGTGTTCACATAATCCTCAAAGGTAAGCTCCCATTCAGCGGTAAAAACAACAAACAGAATGTTGAGATATACGAAAAAGGCAGATACTTCATCATGACAGGTAAAAAGCTCGTATATCCCACAATAATTGAAAATCAAAACGCTATTGATTATGTAGTAGATAAATATTTTGCTGACTATGTAAAAGAGAGTAACAATAACAAGTCAAGCAGAATATATACCCCTCAGTATAAAGAGTACACAGGCGGTAAACTTTCACTCACACCCACATACCCCAAAATTCCTCGTGGGTGCAGAAACATATCTCTTACTTCTCTCGCAGGTCAATTACACGTTCAGGGTTATGCTCCCAAAGAGATATACACCGAACTGCTCAAATGTAATTCTCAGGCTTGCGACCCTCCCTTATCCGCACGAGAAGTTGAAAGCATAGTCAATAGCGTTACACGCTATAGGAGATGATTATATGACAAGCGAGCGTATAAAAGATATTTTCGGTATAGAATTTGCAATTCTGAAAGATAAAGGTTTTGACGATATAGACGTTCTTGTAGAGTTTATGGAAAAAGAAATCCCTGAGTATTTTTGGAAAATACCGGCAAGCAGCTCAGGCAGGTATCACCCCAACATTGCTCTCGGAGACGGAGGTTTAGTCAGACACACTAAAATGGTTTGTGCTGTGTTTGAGGAACTCGTCAGACTTGAGCAGTTCAAACTTGACAACTACTCACACGTTATCGGTCTTATTGCTTGCATCTTACACGACAGCTTTAAGAATGGTGAGGTTGACTGCGGACACACAGTAGACACTCATCCTATCATTGCTGCTGAAAAGTTCTATAAATTCATTACAAAGCTCTACCCGGAAGTTGATACGGCAATGATTGACAGCATCTATTCAGCAATAGCAAAGCACATGGGACAATGGAGCTGTCATTTATGTGATTTATTATCCAAACGAGATGTTGTAGCTAATGCGGTTCACCTCACTGACTACATAGCATCTCGTAAGTTCTTAAACAGTACCGCAGACGAGCTTTACATTTACAAGGAGGATGCAAAATGATTGTTCTTGAAAAGACCAGAATCTACGGTTGGGATGAAGCTGTACGAGGTATGCGTAACCCCATGAACAGTTGGGAGTTAAGCGACAGTGGCGAATGTGGAGACTATAGACTTGATTGTGAGACTTGTCCCTTTTATGAGGGAAATCTCGACTGCTATGGTCATCACGATTACATTATAGGCAAAAGAGACCACAACCTTATGCAGAAACTCATAAACGCAGGAACAGACCACCGTAAGTTTATGCGTATGATTACAGTTTATACTGACATCACAGCACCTTTTTATTGGTGGAAAGAATTTGATACATACAAGGTCGGTACAGTTGCGAACTCTTGTTCTACAATGCACAAGATAGCATCTGAACCTATTACAAGGCAGAGCTTTTCTTTTGATACTATTGGTAATACGGCAGTAGAGATAGCTATAACTCGTACTATTGAAAACTGCGAGGAGCTTCGTAAACTTTACCTCAGTACAAAAGACAAGAAATATTGGAGAGCGTTAATTCAGCTCCTGCCTGAGTCGTGGATGCAGAAACGCACAGTTATGCTCAACTACGAGGTACTCAGAAATATGTATCACGCTCGTAAGAATCACAAGCTCACGGAATGGCACGAGTTCTGCGACTGGATAAAGTCTCTCCCTTATTCTGAGCTGATTGTAGGTGAAAACAATGCCTGAAATCAAAAGTCCGCTTAAAGCTATCAGAGCAAAATGCCTTGACTGTTCCGACACCTCCAATGAAGTTAAACTCTGCCCTGTAACAAACTGTCCTCTGTATCCGTTTCGTTTCGGAAAGAACCCGTACAGAACAAAGAGAGAGCTTACAGAAGAACAGAAAGCAAAAATGGCAGAGCGTTTATCAAAAGCACGTCAGAAACGCTAAATTTTCCATTTTTCTATTGTAATAACAATAGAGTTTTGAAAGATAGTGTCGCAGACGTGATTTTATACTACCAAAACTTTATAAAAATTTCCCTTGTAATTTATAAGGGAAAATTGACAGTTTAAACACAGCGAGGTGTTATGAAATGAAACATATCATTAGTGATATTGTTGTGTTCATTGTTCAGATAACGTGTATGACATATATTTTTACAACAGTCTATCACGCATATAAGTTTGATTACCATTATGTTTTGACTTTTGTTTCGATTATTGTATTCATATTATCAGAACGGTATTTTACAAAACAGAAGGAGGTATAACTATGGTTAAAGCGGTTATCGTCAAACATGACAACTCATATAAAAACTTTGTATTTGAAGTTCCTAAAGGAGCAAATGTTAAAAAAGGTGATAGAGTTGTATGTGATACTCGTAAAGGTCAAGACGAGGGTATCTGTATCTCAGAACCTATCTATATTTTAGACGAAAGTCCCATTAAAGAGTTCTTTGAAATTCTCACAGGTTGTAAATTCCCTCTCAAAAAGATAGTCGGAGTATATAATCTTGAAAAATTTAATAAGGAGGTAGAGTCAGATGTTTAAAAGAAGTTGCGAACACTCCAACAGAAAGTATCTCTGTTTGCCTTTTATCCGTCTTATTTTTGAGAACGGCAAATACATCGGTTGGTACAGACCGTGAGGAGTGATACTACAATGAACGAGGACTTATTTCAACTGCAAAACGGCAAATATGTAATGTCCGAAACTATATCAGAAAAGATAGCATATATCAAACAACAGGCACCGGAGTCCCTCTCTCAGACAGACACAGGCTATGCGTGGGATGAGTCGGGTATGGCTGACCTTTTCGCAGAGTGCTACAACAAAGACACACGGTACTGTGCAGAACACAAGGTATGGTACACCTACGAGTCAGGAGTATGGAAACGTGATGTCGATGCCCTACTTGTTTCTACGAAAATAAGAGAGTTCGTCCGTATAATGGTTCTGTACTGCGGAGAGATAGCAGACGAGGACAAGCGTAAGAAATATCTTGCTTTCGTAAACAAAATGGGAGACAGACGTTTCAGAGACCGTCTGCTCAAAGATGCACGAGACAACCTCAAAATCTCAGCTACGGAATTTGACCGCAACCCAAAGCTGATTAACTGTCTGAACGGAACATACGACCTTGAAAACCTCTGTTTCCGTGAACACGACTGGAAAGATTTTATAACAATGCAAACGAACTTTGAGTACACACAGGAAGATGTAACCTGTGAGCGTTGGGTTCAGTTCATAGCAGAAATAACATCTGATAAGTCAGGAGACGGATACAAAGAAAACCAGGACAAGGCAGATTTTTTACAGAGAGCTTTAGGTTACTCTATCTTAGGAGTCTGCAATGAGGAGTGTATGTTCATACTCCACGGAAAGACCTCACGTAACGGAAAGTCCACAGCTATGGATGCAATAGAGCATTTATTAGGAGACTACGCACGAGTCGCACCTGTCTCTATTATATGCAGAGCAGACAAAGCAAAGAACGCAGAAGCAGCTTCGCCCACCCTCGCAGCTCTCAAGGGAAAGCGTTTCATTACGATGTCCGAAAGCAACCAATACGGCAGACTTGACGAGGAAGTAATAAAGCAAATGACCGGAGGAGAAGAAATAACAGCTCGTAACCTCTACGAGTCCGCAATAACATATCTCCCTCAGTTCACATTGTGGCTGTCTTGCAATGACCTCCCGGCTGTAACAGATAAATCTCTCTTTGCATCAGACAGAGTAAGAGTAATAGAGTTCAACCGACACTTTACGGAGGACGAGAGAGACACCAACCTGAAAGAGCTGTTCCGTAGTCCTGACGCAATGAAAGGTATTTTCGCATGGCTCGTTGCAGGTTACTTTAAGTACAAATGCTATGGCTTGAAAATGTCGGCAGAAATGAAACAGGTAATTAAACAGTACGAAAAAGACAACGACCTTGTTTTACAGTTCCTTGAGGAGCGTTGCGAGAAGTCAGACGAGGGCAGCACAAAGGCTAAGGTGTTGTATGATAATTTTAAGCTGTGGTGTAAGAGTAATGGTTATTATGTTCCCTCGGCTAAAAAGTTTAATGCAGGTCTTGAGCTTCACCCTGAATGGCACGAGGGCAAGCGTAAAGTTATGGGATATGCTGTTTATGACGGTATAATTGTTAAAAATTAGTAGCTTTAGTAGCTTATTTTAATAAATTTCCATAAAGTCCCTTATAGAGAGTGTCTATATAGAGAAGTTATGGGAAAATACGAAAATGAGCTACTTCAACTACTAACAGAAAGGAGGTAATGATATGAACAATAATGAGTCACAGGCTGTTGAAAACTATGCAACTGCAAAGAAAAAGAGAGAACGTCCTGATAGACAAGTAATATTAGAGTCAGGAGATGCAAGCAAGTTTACAACTCATGCACTCAGATTGTTTAATCTTGATAAGGTTGATATGAGTAATGAAAAAAAAGTCGCAGAAAGAGTTAATTTGTATTTTCAGATATGTGCTGAGGATGATTGTAAACCGTCTGTTGAGGGTCTTGCTTGTGCTTTGGATATTGATAGGTCATATCTCTATAAACTGCGTACAGGACAGCAAGGCAAGAACGCAGAGGTAGGAAACATATTAAAAAGAGCGGTCAATATGCTCAACATGATGATGTCTGATTATATGATGAATGGTAAGATAAACCCAGTCTCAGGTATCTTTCTTATGAAAAATCACTTCGGTTATGCTGATAAGCAAGAAATAGAAGTAACACCTAAAAATCCTCTCGGAGAATCGCAGAACACGGCAGAAATTGAGCAGAGGTATATTGAATCAGTCGCAGACGATGTTGAAACCTGAAAAAGTCGCAGAAAGAGCAGAAAGCAGTTTTTATTTTTTACAAGCTCGACCCTCGGCTGAAAAAGTAAACCGATTTTCACCTTAAAATAACGGTACTGTTTGCCGTTTTCGGGTGTCAATCGGTTTGTTTTATGCTTTGTATATCGTCCTTTGTACGGCTGCTTTAAGCGGTGTATTTGTTCAGTAATGATATATCATATCTTAATATAAAAACCTCTCAAAACGGCTCACAATGGATATTTTGACAACATGAAAAAAAGAGTAAATAAAAACCGCCTGTATTAAATACAAGCGGTTTATTTTATTATGCAGTAGCTTTATAAAATAGGGGTTTTTGTTCATTCCAATAGTTTACCATTGATTGTATTTCGTTCTCAGGTGTAAACGGTATTTCGTATAATTCCGGGGTCATTGTGTCGGGTGTATAATAATAACCATATCCGAACCGGGGCAGCATCTCAGCACCCCCACAATTTAAAATATTTCTGCTGTCTTGCTTTGTAGGACAGCGTAACGCAACACGGCTATCAATATTGACTTTTATTTGACCGTTTATTATATCCCTTGTAGGTCGTTGTGTGGCAATAATTAAGTGAATGTTTGCAGCTCTGCCGAGTTGTGCAATTCTGAATAATAACGGCTGTACGGTGTTTTTTGCGGTGGTTATTAGGTCGGCATATTCATCTATGATAATATATATATCTTTTTCGGTGCTTTTCTTTTGGTGCATCCGTTGCATTATATCAAAGCGTTTTAACATGATGTTTACAGCGTTATTTAATAACATTGTAATCTCGTTTATTTCGGTAGCGTGTGCTATTGTATGCGGTAGTGATTTATAATCAATCAATTCTACTTTTTTAGGGTCAATTAAGATTAACCCCGCCTGAGTTGGTGTTTTAGTTTTAATTATTGAATATATAAAGCTGTTTAACAATACGCTTTTACCGCTGCCTGTACTGCCTGCTATCAATAAATGTGGTTGTTTTTGCATATCTAAAAGCATACCCGGGATATTCCCCCCGGGTGCTGTCCATTTAATAAATATTGTTATACCTCCCTTAATTATACACTTTGATACATTCATTTAGCGGTATTCGATAACCGTGTATTATGATATAT